TCATATCAGCACTAGTCGTATATGTATATACACTCGTCCACTGAGGTCCATCATCTTTAGTTCCCCCAACACTTGTAGTTCCAGCGCCTAGTACAACAGCCTCGGAATCAAGTGTGACTGGAATATCACCCTGACCTGTAGCGTCAACCTCAACTACTTCTGAATCTAGCGTAATGGGTACATCACCCTGACCTGTAGCATCAACTTCAACAACCTCAGAATCAAGTGTGATTGGGACGTCTCCCTGTCCTGTAACATCTGCTACAACTGTGTTTTCAACTGATACTTCTACTTGATTAGATGGATTTACATTTGCAACCTCAACTCCATCTGTAATCTTAACTCTTCCTATGACTGCATCACCAGCATCTAAAGCTCCCTCTATATTAGCCTCTATTACTGTATCATCTGGAAGTACAACTTCTATTCTATTTTCACTATCAATAGCCATGTGATTCCTCTTTAATCTTCTTTAGGAAGTTCATATTCCTTCATTTGGAGTTCAGAAATTCTTCCCTCTAAAAATTTTATAATTTTTTCAGATTTTTCCATTTCTTTAGCCATTTCTAATGTCCTATAAATAGGAGCAACGGCTGTCATTTTATTTACTGCATTGCTAAGAGTAAAAAACTTACTCTTCAATAATTTCTCAATCTCATCATCATTTAAAGTATTTAGATGTTCCTCTTCAGTTTGCTCTCTATCTTCTCTGACATAAGGAATTATAGTTCCCGCTTCAAAATGTCTTTGATTAGCATTTCTTAAGTAGACATCTTCCTTTTCTGACCATACATCTATTATTGATCCATTAGAATGCTTTCTAGGGTCACCTATTAAAATACGTCCCTCTATAGAATCTGTAAAGGGATTTAGAACATTTATAAATACCTGTCCTAATATTGTTTTAATATACGACCTAATTGGTTTATTCGTTTGCATTAATCCATAAGTAGAAATATCCATTTTAAATCCTCCTCTAATACAAATGGGGGTGGATAGGCAATAAAAGTTAATCTAATAAATTAAATAATAAGCCCTCACCACCCCCGAAAACTGAAAGTTGTGTTGTTTAGCTGAGATCACCTATCACATAGATTCCTTGAGCAGCCCATATTAGCAAACCAAATTGCTGATATAACTCTAAGAACCATTGTGGAGGAGTGGGTCTCATGTCACTATAGTTTTTAGTTTTTACATCCCCATAAGTAATAAACTCACCAACATTTTCTCCAATAACTAGGATTTTGTCTGTAGGTAATAGTGCATTTACATCTTCAAAGTTATCCCAAATTTGGTCTAACATAAGTAGAGGAGCACCATAATACTTACCAAGATAACCCTTGTTTCGGATTTCTTCCAATGCTGTTTCAGTATAACCAACATTAGTTCCATCACTCCAAAAACCACCGAACTTAGTAATTGGGGTCATAGCAGACCTAACACCTATAACAGCTTTTACACCAGAAGTTGTTTGGTTTATTCTATCAATAGCAGCTTCAAGTACAGTAGCTGTAATAGTACCACCAACACTTACAAAATTATCTGGAGTATTGACAGCACTCCATATTGTGGATAGGGCTGTGAATACTTTATTTTGAAAACTATCTTTTAATTTGGCAAGCATCTCTCGTTGTATCTCACCAACCGTACCAATCTCACCATTTTCCATTTCCCATTCATTGTAGGTCACTTTAACATCAGACCCATCAAGAATATAGTTCACACGATCAGTTACAGTAACTTCACTAGACAAGTGAATTGAACCAGGAACTAATGTACGAACTTCAATGCCTTTTCTGAGTTTCTTCACCAAACTATCTCCAGGACTAAGTGAACGTGCATTTAACAACATGCTCACAAAATCAACTGTAATATGATTTGGTTGAATATACTCTACGATCATTTCTGCTAAAGCATCCCTATCACCAGCTTTAAATAGCTCAGCTACAGCAGTATTAAGTTCATTCTCATTCATTTTTCTTATACCTCCTATTCAAAGATTCTGAAGGTCAAGCGGTTAGTTGTATCGTTGTATCTAACAACCTCAGCAACGGGGTGCGTTGTTCCCACTTTAAGTTTTCCAGCCTCATCAGCACCGTCTTCATCAGTATTACAAACATCTAGATAAGCGCCAGGAACTTCTATCTCAGCACTATAGACATATGCACCAGAAGGAACAGTGAGAATACTTTCATCACCAATTCCTACTGCACCCTGACCGGATGGAATTGTTTGACCTTCCTGAACCCCAGGATGTGTAAGATAAACTTCAGCCTCAAATGGGGCATTAGCATCTTGATCGAATCCATACCTTAAAGCCCAAGAATAGGCGGGGTGTGGTTGATAGATTGGCAGGGAACGGTTGTCTTGCTCAAACGCTACACAAAATTTAGCTCTTGTAGACTCAGTAGCATCATCAGGAAGTTTAGCTCCTGGAAGGTCAGATTGACTACCAAAGTTCCGAGAGTGAACATTTGTAGTCAGCAAAATCATACGACCTTCAACGATGTTTTCTTGAGCAACAAGCCCCAAAAGGGTATCGCCGTAGTGATTAATTTCCATGATTTAATTATCTCCTACTTATAAAATTATTTTTGCTTACGTTTATTTTCATCAACATCACGTAAACCGTCTGCCAACTCCTTAGGAGTCATTTTAACAGGTTTCTTACCTTTAAAATCAGGAATTTTTGGATTATCATCTTCTATAGATGCCTGTGATTGCTTTGCAGCAAAAGACACCATTTCCTGTATCATAAAGTCTAACGCATTTGCATCTAGACCTAAGAGCAGTTTCTTATTCTCACTAAAATAGGCATCTTCTTTTTCAACGCCAGCCTCATCAAACTTGTCTTTTATTTTCGCAATTAATTCTATCTCTTGCTCTAGACGTTCAATTTCAGCTTTGAATTCTTTGAGATTCTCCAGCTCCGCTTTTAAATCTTCATAGTCCTCTTTAGCTTTCAACTGCTCCTTAAGTGTTTCTAGTTCGATATCCATTTCTGCAATACGAGTTTTAGCTTTTTCTAATTCATCCACGGAATCAGCCTCCTCTTCTTCATTATTATCTTTCGAGGACATTGCAACAAAAGTAGTCCTACCAACATAAGCTGGATTTGATACAACTGCAAGTCCAGTAAGGGTTGTGCCGAGCAGTGCCGTAACACCATCATCCTCTTCTTGCTCTTTTTCATAAGATACCTCCCAAGAAACTTGTGGAGGTTTTCCATTTAAATACATTTCTTTTAACAGATTTATATCATCTGGACGTTCTTTTTTCCAAAGTGCAGATAGAGCTATTAGTCGGTTCCCTTCTACTGCAAACTGTGTAATTGTACCAATTGGTTTACCAGTTGTTTTATCATGTCCTGGAGAAATTTCGGACTCAGCCATTTTAACTGGAGCAAAGATACCTGTATTAGTGAGATTAACAAACTCACTTTGTGGAATCCTGTGTTTATTCGCATTAGGTTTATTGTCAGTAACGACAATCTTTGCCCATTGATAAAAAGGATTTAAACTGATAGAGGCGAATGCCTCACCAGCAGTGTCCTTATCTTGTATTAATTCTATGTCAGTATTTATCTTAAAAGCATTTTTCATTAAATACCTCTAATTATAGAATCTGTATATATGCAACCGTATTCACTCATCTATATTATACCAAAAATCTTCCAAAAACACCGTTTAGCCTTTTATTTACCCTATTTATCAGAATTTTTAGGTGTATTTTTTGGTTTTTCTTGAGTGTTATTGGGACTTTCTGGTTGAGGAGAGAAAGGAACTGGTGCATACGCAGGAACTCCCAACTCTTCTAAGAGGTCCTCCTCTTGTTTTCTCTTTTTAATTTCCTCATTGAAGTCATATCCAAATGCTCCTACAAATGTCTCTCTAGAAAGATTTCCAGTTTCATATAACTGAACCCAAGCATTAGTAAAGTCTTCTAACTTGTTAAGATTAATCCTCCCAAAGGAAACAGTTGGTACATCTTTAAATCCATTTCTATCAGATATGTTATAAACAATATCTTCTACAATTGTAATAAGCTTTCTTTGCATACTCTCCATAGTCTTAGTAGGAGAAATAACTGCAAAATCTGGATCAGAAGATTGAGAACGTTCTGTTTCACCAGTAGTAAGAATTCTAGGAAACCCTAAAGCGAAGAAAATATCCTGATTTATCTCAGCATATTTTTTCTCATCTAAAAGGGCTTTAGCATCTGGCATAATCCAATCAATCTGTAAAGTATGATTAGCAAACAATTGGAATATCTTTTCTATGTCCCTTTCTCCAGAGTTTCTCCATGTCATTTGCTGTCTTATATCTTCAAAAGCATCTTCATCATCTTCTGTTATAGGAAAATCTTTATCTCCTAATCTAAAGAGTTGGATAGCTCCTATGATTCTAGCAGCAATTGCATAATCCATCCTTCTAATATTCCTCTTATGTTTAAGAGATTCTAATGCAGAATATAGATAAGGAATTGGGAATTCTGTACCAGTAATTACCCTTCTTCGGATAATTAAATCATTTTCTAAGAGAAGTTCTTTATTTCCATCTTCCACAGCTTTTACAAATTCAGGGTAATCTCTAACGATCTCTTGATACAATTCTTCATCAAGAGTTCCATCTGGATATCTACCTTTAGTTTGGATAAAATGTACTAGCTCTTCTGGAAGAACTACAAAATAAGATATATCTCCTCCTACAAGTGGAGATTTTATTTTAATAGTTGTAGGATCACGTAGCCACATTTTAGTTGGAAGTGATAATGTACTTTTCTTTTTAACTCCCAATTTTTTAACTTCATCTTGTGTAAGTAAATTATACTTAATTTCTGGAACTACTAATCCAGTTACTAGAAACTCTAAGGCACAAGATTCTGAGAATTCTTGTAATCTTGGTAGGAGACGTTCAAAGAGTCTAAATTCATTATCAGAGAGTTTATTTTGTTCCAACTGTAGATCAGTTATTGCTATTTCAACTAATTTATTTACTACAGTTGAAGCTATTGGGTCTCTTTTATAATAGAATCTACACTCTTCTATTACCTTCCAATATTTATTTATATCATCTACATCTAATTTATCTACATCTTCAGGACTCCAATTAGTTAGTCCTCCCCATGTATTCATATATGTAGCTGAAAATGCGTGTTTTATTTTCTTTTCTTTTATATCAGCAGTTTCTTCTTTCATCTTAACCACCTATAAACCATTGTGTTTTGGCTAGTTTTTTCTTTCTTGCTCTAAAATCCAAACTCTCTACTTCCAAATAATATGCTAATGCTCCACATAATAAAGCAGCAGTGAAATGGTCTTCTCCCTTCTTACCTCCTGTCTGAGTTAAAGTTCTATATACGATATCTCCAGTAGGAGTTTTAGAATAAGTCATTCTTTCTAATTCTGTTATCATCTCTAAATCTGTAGAGGAGTATACAATCTTATGATTGTTAGTATAATTTTGTAATACTCCAACAGAAAAAGGTTTTGTTTTACTTTTAATTTCATTCCCCTCTGAATCAGTTCCTAAAACAATATTAGATGAGAAGTTTATGGGAATAATCTTTTTAGCAAAGTCTTTATGGATAAACTCCTCATGTTCTTTTAATCTTGGAATTACTGCTTTTCCAGCAGAACCCTCATCAATTCCTATTATCATAGGTTCAAATTTAGTGTCCAACCAGTCTATAATCTTCTCTTGAATATAGTAATTAACTTTATTTAGTTTAATTCTTCCATGGAAATGTAACCTCCCTACGGAATCCTCTACTAATATTATAATAGCAGTTGGCTCAGTATTTCCTTGAATTGCTACACGACCTTTTCGTCTAGTTACATAAAAACCTGTATTAGTTTTTAAGCAATATATTTTTCCTGTATAATCTATTTTTTTAACACTTGAATCTCTATATAAAATATTTTCTTTCCTATTCATTATAGAAACTCTGTACATATTTCCTTTTTCATAATAGCCCTTTGTAGCTGAGTACCCTAAAAACAACGCTAATCTTTGGATTTGATCAACTAGAATTTCAGATTGGCTATTATATTGTGGTGAACGGTTTGAATTAACTCTTGATCCATCTCCTAATAATAAAGTTCTCAAAAACAATTCTTGATCTTCTGTAGAGCAATCAAAAATGAACTCTGGAATTTTTTTGTTTTCAGAATGAACACCACAATTTTCTCTTAGCCATAGACAAAGTTCTTTACATGTAATTCTCCATTCAATTTGAGGTTTCTTCCCAAGTGGGGTTATAAATTCTTTTCTAGAAACTGTATAAGGAAGTTTATTTATCATTTTATCAATTTTATCTGCATATTCACCAACTTGCTGAGTAAGACTTACAGACCAATCTTTGCTATTAGTTGCTGACCCTTCAGAGATAAACCACCCTAGAAACTCTAACCAAACTCTAATATCAACTTCAGTGTTTTTCTTTTCTCTATCCTTTCTATCACAATAATAATAAGGAACTTTAAAAGTTTTTACACCAGTTTGATGGATATTTCGGGCAGTTAGTTTTACTTTAAATCTATTATTTTTTAAATTTAATAATTCTTTTGCTTTAGATTTTTCGTATTTTTGATGTGTATTTACTATTGCCTTACTAATCCAAACTGAATGCTCTGGAGAAACAAGAAAGTTTGTACTTTTCCCACTTATTTCTAACATCTCACCTTTATATTCTTGTTCCCAAACATAGATAGGATTATCCCAAATAAGATGGTCGTCTTTAGTATCATAACAAGCTACCAAATCCTCTGTGGTAATATCATTATGCCTAAGCCATCCTCTTTTGGTTAGCACTTCAGTATCTTCAGAATAACAATAACCGAGGTCAATCCCAAAAATACATCTTTCCTTTTTAGAAGATAAACCAGGAAAAACTGACAATGCCTTAAAGTATTCTCCAATATTACTATGAAGTTTTATCCCATCTAAAGTTAGTTTATAAACTGGTTTACTGCCTATCTGCATAGAATTTCTATCAAATAGTGCAAAAATAGGTTTACCATGCTTACCTAGTACTAAATGAATGAAGTCATCATTGTCCTTACCACCATAAGTTTCGATTGCCTTCTGTTCATCCTCTTCTGTAAATCGAGGATTTTCATAAGCAGTTACATTATGTTTAGTAAACGAACTATTTTCTCTGTCTACATGATAACAGACATTATTCTCTCTTAAACCCGTAGGCACTCCAGCAACAATTAC